AAGAAAGAAAGCAGAACAACTACAAAGAAGAAAAAAGAAAGAAAAGAAAAAGCCCCCCTAGAAAAACAAACGATCTAAAACTATCTGATCCAACAGGCTATCTCAACTGAAGTATTGTAATTTTTATAGTAGATTTACTGCTACTGTTTTGCAAATATATATATTTTATTTAATTTTACGGTATGGATTACAAATATTTTTCTTTTGATGAATTTGATTCCCCTGATAAAGCTGGTAGTGGATATAGGTATATGGATAGGGAATTTATAGAGATGTTAGATGAAGCTAGGGATATAGCTAAACTTGAGTTTAAGATACTTAGTGGATATAGAACAAAGTATGCTAACACTAAGATATTCTCTGCTGCAACCACAAGCTCACACCTGATTGGTAGAGCTGCTCACATAAGATGTTTAAACTCTAAATTCAGATTAAGGATTGTTGAAGCTCTGTCTATGGTAGGATTCAGGAGGATTGGTATACACAGGGATTATATTCACGTTGATAATGATGATTTAAAGCCACCATCTATTTGGTTGATAGCGTAGTCTTTTGTATATTCGCAGTGTAATCGGACATTATTTCTTTGGTAATTAAGAGGGTGAAGTTAAGTAGCCCTCTTTTTTTTGTCTATATGTTAAAGTTTTGTTAAAATTCTTGTTGGTAACATTTTTTTTGTACCTTAGCTAAAAATAACGAAGATGAATAACTTTTATGACTTATCCTCTTACCTAAGATTGCGTATAGAGGCATTACAATCCAGAAACGCTAAACTAGAGTATGAAGTAGACCGACTAAGAACTTTCTTATTCGAGGTTACTGATTCGGACTGTCCTGTTGAATACAGCGATATAGTCAGAAAAGAAATTGTCAAAGAGGAAGTTTAACCGATTAATTTATTTATTATGATTATTACTGAAAAACTATTAAAGATTCAAACAGAGCTTAAAGCTCCAAAGGGTCAACGAAACGCATTTGGTAAGTATAACTACCGAAGTGCAGAGGACATCCTAGAGGCTATCAAGCCTTTGGCTGCTAAACACAAAGTGTTGTTTAAGATTACAGAAGAGGTGAAGGAGATAGCTGATAGAGCTTGTGTTGTTTCAACAGCCAAGATGATTGATGCTAGTGACCCTAGTTCTTCTGTAGAGTCTAATGCAACAGCATTTATAGACTTTAATGCTAAAGGAATGCAAGCGCCTCAACAGACAGGTTCTGCTTCCTCTTACGCTAAGAAGTATGCTTTAGGTAATTTATTACTTATAGACGATACTAAAGATTCTGATGCTACTAATGACCACAGTACTGTAGGTGCTATTCCTGCTTTAATGAAAGGATCAACTAACTGGTCCAAGGTTGTTAAGTATCTACAAGATGGGGGAGATTTAGCTCCTGTTCTTAAAAAGTATAGTGTTAGTTCTACACTTAAAAATGAACTACAAAGTTTAACCAATTAATATATATATTATGATTTTTAATGCAAGTATTGACTTATCTAAGATTGAGAAGTCTAAGATTATCAAAGGTAAAAAAGGTAGTTACTTAAACATTACCGGCTTTGTTAATGATGAAGTTGACCAGTATGGGAATAACGTTTCCATTATTGTATCTCAAAGTAAAGAAGAGAGAGAAGTTAAAACACCTAGAGTTTATTTAGGTAATGGTAAAACAAACACCATTAACAAACCAGCTCCCGCTGAAGAAGTAGGATTGGATGATTTACCAATTTAATTTAACAGGGGGTCGCAGAGATGTTACCCTCTTTTATTTTTCCGATTATGATAGAACGTCAAATAAGAATATTGTCAGATTATATCTCAAAACAGAATAATGCAACTTGGAGAGAGAAGCAGGCTTTTAATGATTTAGTTAATCACTGTGAAATGCTTGATAGTAACTACAAGGATAAGACGTTATACTTAGAGAGACTGGCTTCTTGGTATATTGACCATATGTTTGAGTTAAACCAAGACCATATTAAAGAAATTAGTTGGGAGTTCTTTAAACATATACTGCTAGACAAACTAGCTATAGTATTGAACACTCCCTCAGAATGTAACTATAATAGCTTAGAAAATAATATACTAGGTTTAGATATACAGAATAGCAATAAGATAAAGCCTTATGGAAGCGTTTCAAGAGCTTCTAAGCTACTAATAAAAGATATTATAGTAAATAATACCAAAGACAAATATGAACCAATTAAAGATAGATTATGAGCAGAAATATAAAGCAATCTTGGAAAGTAGCTACGTCGATCCTCTTGGAAATGTATCGCAGCCGCCCCTTGCCATTTCTTATGGCAACAATAGTGGTTATACCCCTACTCCCACTGGTATTGCTAGTTATGGGAATTTCAGCTTTGTACAAGCTCCTCCGAAATCCAAAAAGACGTTCTTCCTTTCACTTATAGCAGCAAGCTATATAGGAGGGAAAACAGAAAGAACAGGTGATATGATAGGCTACAGAAAAGATAAGAAGTTGATACACTACGATACAGAGCAAAGTACATTCCACGCTCAAAGGGTTTTTCGTAGGGTTAATGATATCTGTGGTACTACTGATGGATATTATACTTACGCTTTACGTCAGTATTCTGCACCTGAAAGATTAGACTTTATAGACTGGCACTTATACAATACTGATAATATTGGGTTAGTAATAATAGACGGTATTGCTGATTTAGTGTTAGACAGTAATGATTTGATACAATCAAGCAAGCTCGTTCAGTATCTTATGAAGTGGACTCAAGAGTTAAACATTCATATAATAACAGCTATCCATTCTAATTGGAACTCCGATAAGCCTACAGGACACTTAGGTTCTTTCTTGGAGAAGAAGGCTGAAACACAAATAGCTTTAGAGTTAACTGAGGACAAGAATGTTGCTGTAGCTAAATGTAAAAGGAGTAGGGGATTTTCCTTTGATGATTTCGCTTTTCAAGTGGACTCTAGTGGATTACCTTTTATATTGGAATCAATCCCTGATGTTATAGATAAAGATAAATATTTGAAGATATGATAATTTATGGATTTTTTGTTTTGGTTTTAATCGTAGTTTTAGTTAAATTAGTAACTTATGATGAATCAAAACAAGATTAATTGAGAAGAAGAACTAGAAAGAGAGGACCGGTACAGTCAAAGAAGATATCTTATGATGGTATTAACTTTGCCTCTGGACTTGAGAAGTATATGTATATGGCTTTAAAGAAACATAAGATCAAAGCGAAGTATGAAGGGGAGACCTTTGTACTTGTTAATGGATTCCATTTTGAGAATGAATCTTATGAGAGACAAGCTAATGGAAAAGGAGAGCTTATTAATAGAGGCTCTAAAAGAATATTACCTATTAAGTACACACCAGATTTTATTGGTGATGACTTTATAATAGAGACCAAAGGAAGGGCAAACGAATCCTTTCCTATGAGATGGAAATTGTTCAAAAGATTGATTACAGAACAGTTTCCTGCTTATACCTTATACAAGCCACAAAACCAAAGGGAGTGTGATAGGGTAATTGAATTAATCTTAAATAAGAATGAGAACAGTTAAAATGATTTTTGTTTCTATAGGCTTCTTAATGACAAGTACGTTATGGGCTTATATATTTATGGTAGTATTAAAAAAATTAAGATACGTTATATGAATGTACAGTTTGAATTAATAAAAGGATTCCTATTGGGAATTGATTATTTAGAAGATATTGAACAGGAAGATGTTCACGGAGTTATTACTTTTGATTTACTCCGAATAAGTTTAGGGATATTCTTTATACACATTATGCTTAATGCTAGAGATTCTCAGTAGACATCACAGCACTTGGGTATCTATGGGATTGTCTATTGGCATTCCAGATAGTATCGTGGAGGATTTTGTTCACGAAACCTATCTTAGATTAAACAAGTATGTCGGGAATCCAGAGAAGATTATGTATAATGAAACTGAGGTTAATAGATTTTACGTCTACATAACCCTAAAGAATTTATGGACTGACTACTGCAAGGAGAGGTCAAGATATCCAAAAAGGGACATAACTAATTACTACGAGTTTGAGACACCTGATTGGGCTATTTATGAAGAGGTTGATAAAGAGAAGCAGGAAGCAGAGGAATACATTATAGCTAAGATAGATATGGAGATTGAATCTTGGGATCACTGGTATGACAAGAAACTATTTAGACTGTATTACAATACAGATATAAGTATGAGAAAGTTAGCCAAGGAGACTAAGATATCAGTCACTTCTATATTCAATAGCTGCAAGAATTACAAAGAGATAATTAAAAGTAAATTAGGGGAGGACTTTGAGGACTATCTTAATGGAGACTTTGATAAGATATAGATATTATGAGTGAAGTAGAATTATTAGACTTTATAGACTGGTACAACGTAATGCACGAGGATGTAAGTAAAATGACCTCAGAAGAGGTTAAGAATATGTATTATTATTATTTAAACAATAAGTTATGAGTGAAGAACAAATACCACAGAAGCCAAAGGATAAAAGAACTAAGCAATATAAAGAGTGGGTTGCTAAGTATGAGAATGCCTCAGAAGGAGTTGGAGACACAGTAGCTAAGATAACTAAAGCTACAGGAATAGATAAGGCTGTGAAATTTATAGCTGGTGAGGACTGTGGCTGTGATGATAGGAAGGAAACTTTAAATCACCTATTCCCTTACAATAAACCTAATTGCTTTACTGAGTATGAGTTTGATGTATTGAGTGAACTTTTCTCTGATGAACTTTGGAGAAAGAGAGCAACTCTTAATGCTGATAGGATTAAGGGTCTTTATGCGATATACAATAGAGTTATGAATGCTGCTGATAGTCCTAGTAATTGTAACACTTGTGTTATGGGTAGACTTAATAAACTAGAGCGTTTATACAAAGAGTATCTATAATGGATATGTGGAATGAACAGAAGCTGTTTGATTATCTTGTAAATTGTTGTTATAGCGATTTAGTAAAGGCTAGGAAACAAATGAGTAGATGGGATTGTTACAGTCCTTTAACATTACACAGGATAGAGCTGAAGTGTAGAAGTAAACATTTTGATGGCTTGTTAATAGAGAAGAAAAAGTTTGATGCACTAACAGAGAAGTGTAAAGACAATTTAGACATCCCTATTTATATTAACTCAACCCCTAGTGGGGTTTTTAGGTTTAATCTATATAATGTAGAACCTAACTGGCAAGTTGGTTACTTTGGTAAAACAACACAGTTTTCCAATAACAATAAGATACCCAAAGAGATTGCTTATTTAAACGTAAATGATGCAGAGATATTATGAGTGATTCAGTAAAGAAATACAAAGAAATGATGGAAGATGGACAGTGGTCCACAGACAGCACAGGCTACTCCTATAACAACTTACCTAAAGACCCTATAGTATTGAGTGTTCTGGATAAGTATAAGACACGTTCTAGGGATGGTGTTATAAAGTATGGCACTACACTTTACGATAGCCCTGATGGCTTCTATTCCTTTCTTAATCATTTACAGGAGGAGTTGATGGATGCTACTTTATATATTGAGAAACTTAAACAACAAAAGTAATGGAGATAGAAGAAAGAATTAGAAAGATACAGGGATATAAAACTTGGTCTGTTAAAAGGAAGGTTGACGAGTTGCTGGAGATTGATGCTCACAATTATACTAATCTAGGTATTGATTCAACCAAGGCTGAAAAGAAAGCTGTGAAAGATACCAGTAGGAAGATATACAAAGCTATATCTTTAATCAATCCTTTAGATGGATATATACTAGAGGCTCATATGAATGAGAAGGATCTAACTAAGGCAATAGAGCAGTAGATGTTAATTCATATAATAGATACTATTGGTATAATGGCAGGGGTGATCCTGTGGTTTTTTGTGATTAAATATTTTATAGACGGAAAGATATGAAAAGTCCTGAAGATAAATACATTTTAGATGTATGTTGTGGAGGTAAACAATTTTGGTTTGACAAGAATCATCCAAACGCAATATATTTAGATAAACGAAAAGAAGATTACGTCTTTGCAGGAAAACAAGGTCAGAAACTCTCAGTATCCCCAGACTACATATCCGACTTTAAAAATATTCCTTATGAGAATGATTCTTTTAAATTGGTTGTTTTTGACCCCCCTCATATAACTAATTGCAAAGAAGACTCAATAATGGGAATGATGTATGGAAGTTTAGATGAAAATTGGGAATATGAAATATCTGAAGGTTTTAAAGAATGTTTTAGGGTTTTAGAAGATAAGGGAATATTAATATTCAAATGGGCAGAGTCAAGGATAAAGGCTAGTGAGGTGATAAGATTAGCTGGAGTTGAACCTCTTTTTGGACATAAAACAAGAAGGAATGGGACAACTATATGGTTAGCTTTTATGAAATTATAAGAAAAGATATGAAAGAGTCAGTTTTAGTAAAAATGCAATACGACCTTAAACTTGTGCAGCAGGCATTAGTAGTGGCGTTAACTAGGTTAGATAAATTAGAAGAAAAAAATGTAAAGGAAAAGGAGTAGTTGTTAAAAAAATGTTTATATTAGCAGTATGAAAACAATTAAACTACTAGACGATAAAGAGTGGAATGTATCTGAAATATTAGATAAGATGGAGGATGACTCCTTTTATTATGGATACTTAGGAAAGTATGCATTATCATCCTCTTCTTCCAAGGACCTTTACAAATCCCCAAAGAGTTACTTCAATAAGACTCAGCAAGTTAATGGTGATATACCTGCTCTAAGAGAGGGTAGATTAATTCACACTGTAGTTCTTGAAGAGGAAAAGATTAATGATAAGTATGACTTTGTTGATATAGGTGGAAGAAACACTAAGACCTTTAAGGAGGCTAAGGTGGAAGCTACTAACAAAGGGAAAGAGATTATGTTGGTTAGTGAACTTAATAAGGCTAACGAGCTTTGTAACTCTATTAGATTCAACAGTGATGCTAATGAACTATTTACAGGAGGGTCTGCTGAAGTCCCTGCTATTGGAAACTTGTTTGGAGTTCCCTTTAGAGGTAAAGCTGACTACTTGAAGGATGGTCATTTGATAGACTTAAAGACTACAGCTAAGTTAGATGGATGGGAGAGAGCTGCTAAGTATAGTTGGCATTATGATATGCAGGGATGGATTTACTGTGAACTGTTTGGCGTTGAGAGATTTACTTATGTAGTAATAGAGAAAGGCTCTGGTGATATAGGAATATTCGAACTCACTAGGAATACAAAAGATATAGGTGGTGATAAGGTTAAGCAAGCTGTAAATACCTACAAGGAATATTTTATAGAAAAAAGAAGCAAGGTTAATGACTTTACAATTAGGGGATTCCTTTAGTAAATTTGAGGAAGAGAAAATGTTATACTTTTATTTATCTTTAATAGATTTGCTTTACGGTGTGGACATAAGACAGTTAGAAGAAGATATCTACATCTACGAGCAGATAGAGGCTTACGAGGCTTGTGCAGGTATAAGAGAAGCTGTTAAAGTAGCAGAGCATAAGACTTATAAAGAGATAAAGATGATAGCATTAGAAGTACAAGAGAAATACAAATTTGAGAATGTTTACAATAACGATTAAAAACAATTAAAATGATTACAGAGATTGCAAAAGATTTAGTAGAAGGTTATTACAAATTAGATATCACAGAAGACACCAGAAAAAGGGCTTACGTTGATGCTAGAGATATGTACTTTAAGTTATTAAGGGAGAACACTAAAATGAGTTTTGAAGCTATAGGTGAGGCTGTTAACAGAGACCATTCAAGTGTAATGTATTCTCAAAGAAAGCTGAGTAACTTAATGTCTGTTGAACCTCAGGTAAAAAAGAACTACGATATTCTTAATAAGAAGTTTCAAGAGATGTTACTTCTATCTGAAAATGATGATCTTGAGGGTTTCATTTCTGTAGAAGGGTTTTATGAAAAGAAGTATAAGGCTTTAGAGATTAACATAAAAGAGGTTATTGCTAAGGTTGAAGGAAAGGAGATTGATGATGTCAATTCATTACAAACCTTTGAATGCTTAGAAAGTCTACTTGTTAAGTATAATCTATTGAAGTCTAAATTTTATAGAACTCAACCCAAGAGAGCTAAGTCTGGTAAACTTGATTTAGTATAGTTATGGCTAAGAAGATTCCAGTAGACTATTCAGTTATTAATCAAGAGGCAGCCAAGTGGTGCATAAGCAGGGGTTATAAGATATATCCTGTACCGGTTGAGTTTAAGGAACTTAAATACAAACAACAGTTAGGTGTTAAGTTTAGGTTGGTTGTAGAGTTTGGTGGCGATAAGAAAGTTGGCAGTAAACTTTATGAGGATATTGAATGGTCTAATGCAATCTGGTCAGTGTACAGTTACCTATATAATAAACACGGAAGGAATGGGTAGAAAACCAAAAGAAAGAAAGTTCGTAAAGGCTACAGATGGTAGAAGAAACAACGGTAGGAAGAAAGGTGACAAGATAAGTAAGAAACCTGTTATGGCGACTCCTAGTGCTGTTAATGAGGCTAAGAAGAATCGAGTAGGGATATATGCTTTGAACGCTATGCAGAAAGTATTCGGGTCTGAGGAAGAGGCTTGGGCATCACTAGCAGAGCAAGCTAAGGATTCCTTTCCTCATATGAAGCTGTTGTTTGAATATAAGTATGGTAAGCCTGATGAATCAAGGTTAGGTGGTGAGAAGTCTAAAGTGAATATAAACATAAAGAACCTGTTCGCAGGGAATCAAGAAGATAATAACGAAGTAATAGATATTACAGATGAATGATGAATTACTAGAGAATTGGTGGGATTACGGTATTAATCCTATATTAGGTTACAGATACAATCCAGACGGAAAAGGGTTACCTGATAAGATAAGAAAGTTGAAGAATGAAAACACCCCAATTAAATCCCAAATACCAAGCTCTAGGGAATGATAGTAGATACTTTGTAACAACTGGTGGTCGAGGTAGTGGTAAGTCTTTTGGAGTTACCTCTTTCCTTGCACTGCTTACTATGGAGAAAGGTCATAAGATATTGTTTACTCGATACACTATGACCTCTACAGCTAATTCAATTATCCCTGAATTTATAGAGAAGATTGAACTGTATGGTATTGGTGAGCATTTTAGAATAACTAAAGATGAGATTATAAATATCTCCACAGGAAGCTCTATTATGTTTAGGGGTATCAAAACCTCAGCAGGTAACCAGACAGCCTCTCTAAAGTCCTTACAAGGAGTTACAACCTTTGTATTGGATGAAGCAGAGGAACTTATTAATGAAGATGATTTCGATAAGATTGATCAGTCTGTACGTTCTAAATCTAAACAGAACAGGGTTATATTAATACTTAACCCTACCACTAAAGAACACTGGATATACCAAAGGTTCTTTGCAGCTAAAGCAATTAAGAGTGGATGGAATGGCTGGAAAGATAATATTACTTACATACACACTACCTTTAAGGATAACCTAGATCACCTATCAGAGTCCTTCTTGTTCCAGATAGAAGAGATTCGTAGACGTAGACCAGACAAGTACAACCACCAGATATTAGGTGGATGGCTTGATAAAGCTGAGGGTGTAGTATTCACTAGATGGGATATTGGTGCTTTTAATGAGTATTTACCCTCTATATATGGTCAGGATTTCGGGTTTTCAGTCGATCCTACGGTCCTTCTGAAGATGGCTATAGATAAGGATAGGAAGAAGATATATCTAAAGACACAATATTGCAAGGTAGGTTTATCTACAAAAGAGATAGGTGAACTTAACAGGAGATATGCAGGTGATGAACTTATTATATGTGATAGTGCAGAGCCTAGACTTATACAGGAGCTCAAGATATATTGTAACATTAAACCTACAATAAAGAAGCAAGG